GCTTTGGTGTGAACACAGGAACCTTGATTCCCTTCGCCACTTTCATCCCATTCGATGCAATTGCAGATCCAAATACCCATTTTAAGCTGACGGGTTTGGTAAAAATGCACTTCGCCTTGAAGCTTGATTGTGTGTTTGCAATCGCGGTGATCGGGAGAGCTGTAAGAGCCTCCGCGCTGGTAATCTTGGCAATCGCAGTGACTTATTTGGGTGTGGTATTTAGCAATGCGCTCAGGGGTGACTTGCGCCACTTTGATAAGCGTCTGCTCCTGTTTCTTTGTTTTGAGCGTTTTGAGTGCAGATTCAATCTCTGCAAGGTCGTCTTCAACACGCTGTTCGTAGGTTTTCATGTTGGTCCTTCTTTCTGGCTGGTGAGGCCGGGTGTTTTTGTTATCCTGAAAATTATTCTAGTTTATTACAGTAAACTAGTCAATAGCCAATAAAGATTTTATTGACAATTTAAGTTCAATAGAATAAAATCGATGTTAACGAGGTCACAAGACAGTGCAAGAAACAAGTTGTAGAATGGATAACAAGAAGGTGCGCGCTATTACGCGCTTTGGAGTGTTTCGTACTACAATGCCAAGATTTGAACCGTACTCACCAGACCTGATAAAGAAGTTGAGAGCTGAGAATGGGTATAGAACCCAAGATGCATTCTCAAAAGCTTCTGGTATTGATATCAATACAATCAAGCGTCTGGAGTCTGGGATCGTAAAAAACCCAGGCATAGAAACACTCGGTAAAGTTGGGCGGTTTTTTGGCTTGTATATTTATGCAGATTGGGAAGAATAAAGCCCCCAGCTCGAAAGCTGAGGGCAGATAACAATCACCAGGGACCAACCTGGTGTTCCTATCGTAACATGTGGCCTCAATAAATATTGAGGCTATTTTTTGTGTCGAAAAATCTGACTCTTGAGATCATTACAATTATTCCGTCCGTTTTGACGATAATCCTGTCCGTCATTTTGTGTATTGACATTTATTGCCATTCCCGCAAAATGGACAAAGTCTTCGACGATTTTCAGAAAAAATGGGACGAATGATTAAAGTCAGGCCCCTGACTACTCGCTCTTTTCCACTTCGCTTTGCCTCACTGTCTCTGATTGGTTGCAGCGGTCTGGGTGTTGATTACGGCGTCATTTCGTCAAAAGAACACCAGCCAGAACGCACCTATTCGAGCGTTCAAAGTATGGTCGTGACGGGGACAAATGGCAGTTCATCGAGCACTTCAATTGTCATGGTTCCAACTACGGAAGTGGATGATGAAGACTGGGTTCTTTCTGTCTACGGTGAGCGCGAGAGTGGCAAGCCGTCCATTGACACCTGGTATGTGAGCCAGGAAACTTTTGAGGCCTACAAAAATGGCGACCACATCAGCTTCGACCCAAATACCATGTCTCGCTTTGATCGGGATTAGCTATGAAATTTTTAGCGAGCGATTGGGCGCAAACATTGCTAATGCTACTCTGTGTGGCATTAGCTTGCCCGTTTCACTACATCTGTGGGATTGATTTCGCTATTTCAATGCTTATGGGCTTCGCCATAGTCGTCTTATTGCTTCCAGTAATTTCACTATTCTGAGCATAATATGAACATTTTCATTCTTTTCTTTCAAGAACCCCGTAACATCGTGAATACTAGCAAAGTCCCTATGGAATTGCTTCATTACAGATTTGGCGCTTTTATCAAGGTCTTCTCTCCGCTCTATCGCTCTTTTCAGGCAATCTTCAAAAAGCCTGTTGTGTTGCAGGTTGGAATGAAGGATTTCCGGACCGTCAATATCGGAGCAGAGCTGGAGAAACACTTTAAGCATTTCTCCAAACTCCTTGCTCAGCCACTGTTCGTTCTGGTAAAAGACTATGTTCAATTTTGCGAGCAAATTCACAAGAGGAAGTCTTTCACCGGTTTCCTGATCAATAAAATCAGGGAGCAGAAATGCATTCACAACCTTTCCGTCAGGATTTCTGGACTCAATCAGAAACAAACCCATAAGCTTTTCAATCGATTCGTAAGCTTTCAGTCTTTTGCCAATAATGAGCTTGAAATAATCATTGGCAAAGTCAATTCGTTTGGTAAAGAAGCCAAGCAACGCAGTCAAAAGAATGCTCATTATTGCCAGAAAAACAGGATACAGGCTTTTGAGTAGGTCAATTAAAATTTCGAATTGCTCTTTGTTCATGCTTATTACTCTAATCAGTTTAAGCATAAAAAACTGTGATCAAATTAAAGCCAGAGTATAGCATAGAGGGCTTTTTGAGCCTTCCATGCTGCATTTTGCAGCGAGTGAACCTTGAAAATTAGCAGGCAATGAATGGGGCATAGTAGTTGCCTGCGCCCCGCTTTGGCGGGTAAATTTGTTTTTGCTCTTGCACATGTGTGGCTCATGAAAAACAGATTGAGCTTTACGGCGGTTCGCAAGGAATGCTTAATACCAATTCGCTTGATTCATCACTTGCATCGGTAAATCACTCTGTATTTGATACACGATAACCCCACCAGCGAGCGCAGGTTTACCGTTTCCTGCTCTCCCTGCTGCGGTTAAACGCAGAGTAGATTTAGTCTGGTTCCACTATTAAATTCAGGCCCGGCCAGCAATGGCTGGGCTTTTTCTTGGCTAAATCTGGCCATGCTTAGGATTCACTCGCCTAAGTGACGGGTTCAATTCCCGTCTTAGCCACTTAATAAAAAGAAAGGATGTTTCTGTCGCGTTTTTAGGTGATATATGAGTAGTATGCCCGCTGGGATTCGGTCCGGCGGTTTGTTTTCTGCTTTCGGCCTGGTCATAGCATGCCCCCTGTGATCAGCCCCGAAGCAGCGGGCAAAAAAAAAGAGGTACCAACAAAACGTGGTAGTACCCCAAACTAACAAAATCAGTCTACCACGGCTGGTACCTCATGATTGAGGGTCAGGGTAGCTCCCTGGCCCGGCCTTCGGGCTTCGACAAAAAATAACAATCTGAGGTAAGGATTATGGCAAACGTATACAAAAAAGTTCTCAAAGCGGCCGCAAAGCTACGGGCCGAAAAAGATCAGAATACCCTCTGGGAAGAATTCAAATCATGGCGACAGGACAGATCTGTCCAAGTACGGCAACTCCAACGTGCTGTTGAGCGCAGCCTCTCACAAACAAAAAACAGGCCAAGCTGGGCATAGGAGGATAGCATGTCAGAATTAACAACTCTACGCAAAAAGAAAACGCAAAAATACTATTCTGTTGACCTGCGAGTGATAGAATCGCCCAATTTGTCGTGGGAAGCAAAAGGCTTATGGGCCTATCTCATCTCACGCCCAGACGGCTGGACCGTAAACCGCAAAGACCTTCTGTTGAGGGCTAAAAATGGCGAAGCCTCTTTGCGCAACATACTGAAAGAAATTCAGATGTTTGGGCTACTTGAAATACGCAAAAAAAAGAACGGTTCCAAATTTGCGGGAACCGAATGGATTGTCACTGAAGACCTTGATGATATTGATTCCCCGTATGTTGAATTACCGTGTGTGGGTTTTCCACATGCGGAAAATCCACATGCGGAAAATCCACATGTGGAAAACCCGCGTGTGGAAAACCCACATGATATAGAAGAAAGGATATTAGAAGAAACGATCTTAGAAAAAACCAAATTAGAAGAAACGACGACGACGCACGCGCAAAATAATTTTTCTCAAGATCAAGACAGACCCACCCATGCCCAAGAACTGATCGCCAAAATGCTGGCGTTGGAATCACTTGGCTCGCCACTCAACCGAAGCCAAGCCGAAAGGTTTTGCCAAAATTATGGCCTCGAAGCTTGCCGCAATCAGCTCGATTGGTTGCCGTATCACAATCCGCGCAATCCCGTCGCTGTTTTTCAGGCTGCCTTGCGTGACAATCTGCCGGCACCAAAATCCTGGCTAGAACACCAGGCCGAAGCTCAAAAGCGAAAAAAAGCCGAGGAGCAAGCGGCCATGCTTCGCGCTGAGCGAGAATCCCAACGCGAGGCAGAGAAAGAAATTCGGGCTCAAATAGCAGCCGAAAAGGCTGCTTTTAACGCCCTCTCACCCGAAGAACAACAGACCATTTTGGCTGAGCGTGAGCGCAAACGCAGAGAAAACAGCCCTTTTGAAAAATTTCGAGCAGAGCGGAAAGATCTGGTTGCAAGGCTTCAAACAGGGCAAGTTCCCAATTTGAACACTTGCCCATTGGAGGCTTCGACATGAGCCTTAGCCATATCTCAGAATCCATTCCAAACGTCGTGTCTAAGACTGTCTCCAAGAAGGCTTTCAAGCCTAAAGATGCCGCATTTATGTGCGCCGCTGACGTAGAGGCGCTTTCTCAAATTGAGCAAATGGCCTGGCTCGAAGCGAAAAAAGCGCACCAAGAACAGCAGCGACAATCTCAGAAAGAAGCAAAATTTGCTCAAAAAACTTTTAAATGCCGCTTTTGCTTGGATAAAAGCTTTGTGTTTGTTTTGCCTATTTGGGTTGAATTTGGCATGCCCAAAGAGCTCACCTTTGAGCAGATTGAACTTGTTCAACATTCCAGAACTTGCAATATCGCAATGCCTTGTGAATGCCATCCCAGCAGACAAAACGCCTTCTTTAATACTTTTGGCGAACCACTCTTAGGCAGTCTATATGGCCGTTGGTTGGTTCATTACCGCAAAGAAATTGCCAAACAACGGAGTCAGGAGGGTATCAGAGCATGAGCCATGAGCTTTTGAGTATTCAACTTGATGAAGGGCATCTGATGATCCCTTTGCACTTAATCGCTGAGCACAGAGCTACAGTTCATGCAGAAAAAGACGCCCAAAAGCCTCATTCAAAACTTTGGGAGCGCATATTTGCCGAGACCTTTGCCTACCCTCAACTGGCAGCTGAATGGGTTTTGAATCACCTGGATATTGACGAGATAATCGAACAGGTGCAATTTATACCCAATCATCGCTATCTCAGCACCTTGTTTGCTGGATTTTATTCTACTGAACAAGTGAGCATAACCAATCTTCAAAAGCTTAGATCTTCTGGAGTTTGTTTAAATTTTGTTTAAGACAAAAAACGCTGAAACCAGCATTCTATCGTTAATACCAGCAAAATCAAAAGTGTTGTTCGTCATTGACATAGTAACCATGCTGGTTTCAGCGCTTACTACACATGCAATAGTCCTGATTATTGTAGGTAAAAATCATGGGTCAACTTGAATTTCCAGGTTTTAGGTACCGCAAAAAATACAAGCCGTTGGCCGCTCCCAAATGCCCTTGCTGTAATCAACGGGTTACAAAAAAGGCCCTGCGTTTAACTGTCTGGCAAAGCTTTCGCGCCTGGTTGTTGTTCAATTGGGATTGGGCCGCTAAAGAGCTGATCAGACGCCAATCCCAAGGTGATAATGTGCTCAGCCTTAGGCACCTAGATTTGCTTTTTGCTTTAGAAATGGACGCTGGAGCCAATGGCCAAGAGCTGGAAGATCGGCTGGCTGAAATAGTAGACAGCTATTATCAAGGCGAGTTCAAAGATATTCAGCGCAGAGGACTAAAGTTACCGCCTGATCCTGAAATAGCGCAGTCTAAGCCCGTTATAAAATCAGAACATGGTGAATAATAGCTGTCAAAATCGAGTTTGTCACACGCGCCCAAATTGGCAGAAAAACAACATGGTACTTCAATTTGAAGTAAGCCCAGAACAGTAATGGTGTGACATGGCCCCACGCGAAAAAACAGACACAGAAGAGCTTTCTGACGCTGAAGTGGAGCAGAGTATCCAAGATTTGCGGCTGATGGGCAACAGCTGGCGGGACATCGAAAAAAAAACGGGCGTCAATTATGAAACTGCCAGGCGCATTTTTACCAAAGCGCGCAGGCGCATCATCAAACAGCGTACAGATTTCAAAATGCAGACCCATATTGCTGAAGAGCTTGAGCGTTACAACATGCTGATCCGTGAAGCCTGGGACGGCTGGTTGCGTAGCGTGGGTGAGATGGAAAAAAGCACAAGCGTCTCCGGAGAAACCAGCAAAGGATCTATTGAAACTGATACTGTTGTCAGCTGGGTTCAAGCTGGGGATCCTGAGTTTATAAAAACCATAGATAGTCTCATGGTCAACCGAAACCGCCTTCTTGGCGCATACGAAAAAGATCGGGACGACGACGACGAAATTACTGCCGTGCGCTTTGAGCAAAATGTGTATCTGCCAGGTGGTATGGAGCTCACACCTGAACTGATGGCTCTTTTGATTTCTGCCATTGAAGCCCGTGATGATGAATAGTGCAGCAGAGCTACTGCAGAGCAAAGGCGGCAAAGCACTCTGGCGTATTCTTGAAAAAGCACTCCCCAATCAAGACCCGCACACCTGGACCGGTGGCGATGGTCATTTGGGCTGTGCAGAAGATTTTGATGGTTTGGCCGATGCTCTGACCGAAGCCCGCAAGGACAATGCAAAGCTCTTCCCAAAATTGGCCAATAAGATTGATGTTGCCACCACAGCGACGATCAAAGATGAAATTAGTCTGCAAGTTTGGCTCTTTCTCAATTCTCCCTACCGTTACCACTGGCTGTGCGCTGGCGTGGGTACCGGCAAAAGTTATGTTCTAGCCCGCTACGCGCTGCGCCGAGTTCTGACAAATTGGGAGACAACCGGGCTCCTCGCTGCAAATACGTTCACGCAGCTGGCTCAGAGTACTCTGCCACATTTCTATGAGCTGCTGGACGAAAGCGGTCTTGAGTATGTCATCAACAGCAAGCCACCAAAATCATGGAAGGCCTCGAGCAAATTTAAGGGTGGCTACAAAAATACCATTTCGATCAAAGTGGGTGTAGGTAAGGTTGCCCATATCCTGACCCGCACCCTCACGGGCTGGAAACGAATCCGCGGGGTAAATATAGGATGGTTTGCTCTGGATGAAATTGCAGATACTGCCTCGGCAGCCTTTCAAGAAATGAAGCGGCGCCTGCGCTGTAAAAAGAGCCACAAACTACAGGGCATGGTTGTGGGAATCCCTGATCTACCCGGCGACAATTGGACGTGGGAAGAATTCAACCCGGTGGATCCCGAAGCTCAAAAACTTTACCGTGTGACCTTCCAAAGCTCAACTGAAGCTAGGCATCTCGATTGGCAAGATTATCTTTTGCCACTCCTGCGCACCATTGACCCGCTCAAGGCCCTGCAAGAAGTCTTTGCCCGAATCGTCATTGATCAGTCTGGCAGGGTGTACCGGGCCTATCGTGACGGGGTAAATAATGTCAAAAAGTATGATTACAACCCCTATGCCCCACTCTACCTCACCTCAGATTTTAATATCCTGAGTACCAGCCCACTTGAGGCTGCCGTTTGCCAACTCTTTGACAATGGCCAAGGGGATTGGGATGTTCAGGTTTTAGACGAATTCATACTCCCAAACGGCGACACGGCTGGCCTATGTGAAGCATTCCTTGAGAGAGAATGCGACGGCCATAAATTCGGCAACCACAAAGGCGAATTGCATTTTTATGGCGATGCCAGCGGTGGCCATGGCCAAACTGTTTCTGAGTACCAGGTAGCAAAAGACATTCTTGGGCGGGTCTTTCGCAAGCGTCTGACAATCCCCACAATCACATTCAATCCACAGGTGATCGAGAGGACCAATGCAGTTAATGCTCTCCTGCGCCCAACCATCGGGGCCCCGCGCCTTTATATTGACCCCAAGCGCTGCAAACGCCTGGTGCAAGACATGCGCAAGGTTAGGCCAGACCTTAAAAAAGAGGGCCAAATTGACAAAACTGACAAACTTTTAACCCACATTTCCGATGCCTTGGGCTACCTGCTGCGCTTCTTGTTCCCACCCTTTGATGAGCAGCCGATCCGCAAGGCGATTAAGGCCAACTACTAATGATTCAAAATTATATTGAGGTGCAACCTATGAAAAAACTTCGTAAAACAATGATCCTGCCGGAATCCATCAACCTGACCAAGGGTTGGAATTTGGGCGGTACGCTGCACAATGTGACCGTGAGTGAATGGCATCGCTCAAAGTGGAGAAATGGCCTGGCAACCTGCTCAGACTTTGTTTGCCGCATTGCCAGCCTTCACGGCGAACAATCCGTTGATGATAACGGCAATATCAAGGGGATCTACCACTCCAGTTTGGCCCCGCTAAAAAAAGAACAGCTCTTTGGCCTTTCAGTGCAACTGCTCCAAGCTGTCTCGCTCGGTACCCGTGATCATGTTGCCCATATCGCAGACAATCACATCACCCAATGGGTGTTTATTGCTGCCGCTCAAATGGGTTGGCTGACCGTTGTGTCTGAGTCTGCTGAGTTACAGGGGGCCCCATGACAATCACGAAACAACTGTCAGAGCTCGTACAGGTTCACCCACCCCAAGCCCGTGAGATTATTCCCCCACCAACTGGCTACAGCAAATTTCAAGAGCAGCTGATCGATTACCGGCGCTGTTATAAAACAGAGCTGTTTGACGAGGATTGCCGCCGTATCCCTTGGGGTCAACGGTATGATGATTTAGGCCGGCAGATTGATAGAAAAAACTGGAAGCCCGTTGTTAAACCTGCCATTGGCAAAATCATGGTGCATACTCAGCAGGCTTACCTGGTCGGAGCAGATAAATTCCCAGCCATCTCGCTGGTGACAAAAGACGAAGCACCATTCCCTGGCCTGGACCCGCTTGATGATGTTGACGATCCCGAGCTCGCAGCCAGCCTGGCACAAAAGCGAGCCGTTCAATCCTTTTTGGATGAATTGCTCAAGGCCTCGCGTCTTCAGGACATGATCGAAGACGCAGTGCTTGAAGGCCTGGCACTCAAAGAGCAACCTGTTTTGCTGCGCTTTTATGACGGATATCCCTATTACACGCTACCAGATCGGCTGTGGTGCGATTGGGGGTATTTTGAGCGCAATCCACGTGAGCTGGAATGGTTTGAAGAGAAGTACTTCTTTAAGCGCAAGGTTATGGGCAAAGAGAAAACCTTTCTCTACAAAAAGCGCATTGACTCAATCGCCTGGATTGAGTGGGAGCTTGAAATTACCGACAAAACCGATCTTGATGATCAGGGTGAAATAGATTTTGGTGTGCCTCTTTTCGCGCTGAAGCATGGCCTGGGCTTTGTGCCTGTTTCGATTGTGAAGTTTAAAGACTCTATGTTTTCAGACGAGATGATTGACAATATCAAAGGGTATATCGAATACCGAAACAACATCATGGCTGGTGTCAGTGGAAACATGGACCCTCAGCGGGTTTTGCTGACCAAGCCAAAGGGACCAGGTACCGCTGGTCGACCTGGTGACGCTGAGGATGACGAGCCCCTTCAACGTGGTGCAGTGTGGGAGCTCGAAGGCGATTCAATCCAGAGCTTTGCCAATGATACCGAAGGCTACAAAGTAGCTCAAACAGATATTGCTGAATCCAAAGATGATCTCTACCAAGCGGCCAGAATCATGGTGATACCTCAAGACAATGAGCAATCAGGCAAAGCTCTTATGCTGCGCTTGGGGCCTCAAATTGCAGAGAACATGCGTCACCGCAGCGATTTAGGTTATTCAATTGTGGACATCGTTGAAAAGCTGGTCAAAGGCTCTTTTAAAGTTCAATTGAAATTGCCCGAAGTAGAAATCCCAACTGGATTAAAGACCTTCACAGTACAGCTTGATTGGGGCAATCTTCTGCCGGTTACACCTGAGTCTATCCAGCTGGAACTCCAGAATACTGAATCAGCAGTTATGAACGGGTTTTTAAGCAAACGTACTGCCAGGCGCTATATTTTGCCCTTCTTCAATGTCGAAGACATCGCTGAAGAAGAGGAGCAGATCGAGAAGGAGCAAATGGAATCCCAGCAGCAGCAGCTGGACATGCAGGCTGCTGCCTTTGAAATTTCAAATAAAGAACCTAAAGAGGATGATGGCGATGAGTAATATTCACGTTCGGCGCGGTGAAGTTGGGGACCCACGAGCTCGGCTGAATTCCATGGAACACCTTTTGCATGCCAGTAAAAATATAAACGATTGGCGCTTTGAACGTCGATCCCCAACCGCTGGCAGCCCCAAATCACTTGAATATGTCTATGTTGGAATTGATAGCACCACAGGTATCGAAACCTACTGGAACATGGATACTGTCGATGCTGTTGAAGCTGGCAGCTTTGAGGCTGAAGAGAAGCGGATTATTTCAGAATTTGCCACTTGGCTGCAGCACCTGGCGTCAGCTATTCGTGTGGCCAGAGCAAAGAAGCTGGCTGAAAACACCCGCTTGATTCTACCTAAATCTGCCTCTGCTGCGATGGCTGCACGGGCATTGCTGCAAAACGGCCCGCACTCTAATTAATGGATATAAAAGAGCTTGTAAGCCAAGAGGCTGCTTGGCTGGCCAATCAAGAGGCCCGCACCGTCAATAAAATGATGCGGGTTTACCAGGATTCATTCTTGGAGCTCGAAGGCAAGCTCAAGGCCCTCGAAGGTAAAAACACCTATTCTGCCAGGCACATGCGCCTGGTGCATGCCCAGCTGGGGGCCGTTATGGAAACCATGCGAGAAAAACATGGGGATCTGCTTGGTGCACAGGTTCGCAGGGTTTTCAATCAGCAGATCCCACGCGATAAAAAAGCATGGCAGAAGTTAGAGCAGGCCTTTGGCGATCCAAAGACAGCCTCACAATACGCAGACTTCAAACCAATCATTCCACAGCAGACAATCAAAGCCCTGGTGAACACTCAAAACATTGCTATATCTGGATTCAACCAGCTCCAGCAGAAGCAGATCCGCTCAATCATTGCTCAGTCTGTTTCTCAAGGTGAGGGCGTTAAGCAAACAATGCGCCGCTTGGGCCAATTCAAAGGCCAGGCAAAGAACAAAAACCACCTTCACCTGATCGTTCGCATGGAGACGGCCCGCGCCAGTAATCAGGGCAAGGTGGAATTGATCAAACAAATGCAGCTTGAATTCCCCAAAAAAGAGTTTTGGTTGATGGTCAAAGACCTGGTGGATAAAACCAATAAGACCCGAAACCATTGGCTTTCATGGGCACTTTCTGGCACTGTGCGCAATGTGACCAAAAAGGAGTATTACGAAGTCCACACGGCAGCTCTCAATGCTGCAAAAGCGGAATACAAAACTATAACCGGGCGCAAGGCCTCCAACAGTGGCATTTTAATGAAACACTTTGAGCTCGGGCTGCGCACCAAATCGATCCCTGCTCACTTTGGGGATCGTGGCGTTGAAGTTGGATGGTCTCCAGATTGGTCGGGTAAAGCGTTTGGTGAAGCAAAGCATCCACAGGGAGAGCCTAAGATGCCGTCCGAGAACAGCAGCCGCTCAGGGCGTGATGTGCAAGACGAATCCCAAACGCCACCTTTACAAGCACAACCAACAGGGCATTTGCGCCAATTGAGTGGCCCTGAAGTACGTGCCCAGATAAAAGATAAAGGGCTGGAAACATTGGCCCTACAAAAGGCTTTCGAGAAGGAAGAAAAGGCGCGAGACAAACAACTTTTTAGAATTGAAGAGAAAAATAGGCAAAAGAAAAAAATTTTGACCTTGGAAAAACAGCGATACAATCGCTTGCACGACGAGAACCGCATTGCTGGTGAAAGACATTTGGCTACGCTCTACGCTAAGGGTGAGAAATTTCGAAATGCAATTTTGCTTCCTGATGCACCGAGATTAAACATTCAGTATGGCCCTGGTGTTTTAGAACCTTTGCGAGAAAAGACTGAAATTACAGCTAAAGGATTTGGGCAAATGCTTGGCGGGCGATTGCCCCTAAAGCCAATTAAAATCATTAGAAAAACGGGACGCCCACAATTTCAGGCAGGTCAAAGAGATGGTGAGGAAAATGAAAACAATCCAGATCTGTTCTATCTTAATGAAAAAAACCCGACATATCTGATAGTGCATGAATTAACTCACTTTTTTGAGCTCTGGGACAAAAAAGCCTTGCAAGAAAGTCTAAAATTCCTCGATAATAGAGTAAGGGGAGAAGATTTTGTTCAGTTGAGCAAAATATATCCTCGGGAAATCTTTGGAAAAGACGAATGGACGCGCAAAGACCATTTCAATGATGCCTATTCAGGCAAGTCATATTATGTGACCAGAAAAGGGGAAGTGGAGCGGTCCTTGCCCAAGTTTCCAGGAGAGCCCCCTATAGGCTCTGAGATTTTGGCAACAGGATTTGAGCAAATGTACTTAAATCCAGCTCTATTTAGTGTTCGAGATCCGAAATTTTTCGATTTTATTTGGGAGATAATGCGTGGCAAAGATTCAGTTTCTGGATGATATCGCTGAGTTTAACCAAGAGACCTGTGAGTGGGAATGCCCGAACAAAAGCGTTCAGGCCCATCTTCAAATGGTTCTCGAGAACATTGTAGGCTCCGCAAACGATTGTATGCAACATTTCTCTTCTCGTATGGGTGCTAGAGTTCTTGAGTGGGATCCTGATCCCAGAATAGAAGAAACGCTGGTCAGTTGACCAAACTTAAAATAAGCCCCCTTTGCCCTCCTTCATGATAGTTTTAAGACTGTCAAAAGGAGGGCTTTTGCTTTCAATAATTCAGATAATGCCTCTAACGAGGCTACCAATGATCAAAATAATAATGCCGCTGAAGGCACTGGTACTGGCGAGAAGCCAGAACCCAGTGAGCTTGAACAGCAAATAGCTGCTGCCAAGGGCGATCCTGGCAAGCTGGCTGAATTGCTTTTAGGTGTTCACGGCAAACTCACCAGTGCAGAATCAAAATTGGCCAAAGTCAACAATGAATCCGCTGAGCGTCGTTTAGAGCTCAAAAGGCTGAAAGATGCTGAAACAGAACGGCAACGCGCTGAACTGTCAGAGTCTGAACGTGCAAAAGCGGAAGCTGGAGACTGGAAGCTCAAGTATGAAACTGAGTTGAGTACTCGTAGCAACTTGGAAGCAAAGCTGGCCTTTTCTACTGTTGGGGCTGCAGACATTGACAGCGTGATGCTGCATTGGAATGCATTACCAGCAGAAGAACGTGAAAAGACCACCCCTGCAGATTTTGCCAAAACCTTGGCCAAGGCTAAGCCCCATCTGTTTGGTGAGAACAAACCCACCGACACGGGCCCGGCGCCAGGTGGTGAAGGCCGAGGCGGAACTTCACCAGGCAAAGTAAAAATAGACCCATCATCAACCAGCCTTGAAAATAAAAAATTGATCAAAGCCGGTTGGCAGGCTATGCGCCGCTAGATTAAACAAGCCCGAGGCGAGATGCCTCAAAAGTTTTGGACGAGATGTCCAGCCGAATAAAAAACTTGGAAGAAAGGCCGAACAATGGCAGGATCTATTCACAATTTAGGTACCGATCTCGACCACACGGTTGAGTCAGACCTCGCTATCGGGACGTTTAACAATGCTTTAAAACGCCGCCTGATTTATGGACAATCATTCGATGACGTTTCTGTTCCGCAGCACGATGGGGAAACCTTTTGGCGTGCTCGTAAAGAAAACGGAGCCCCTGATCAAGACCCCACAACTCCCCCTGACAATGACTCAATCGACAGCGGTATGACTGCCAGCTATGCCAAAACTGAAAAATGGCCCGCCAGGTTGTACCGTTTTCAGGGCATGACCAAAACCAATGTCATGGCTGCCATGGTCAACTTTGCTGACACCTTTGAACGTGATTTGCAGTGGTTGGCAGGGAAAGCCAGCGCGACACTCGATCTCCAGGATCGGCGCACTTTAAACCAGGCTTATCACGGAGGCTGTACCAACGCTTCAGAAACAGACAGTGCTATCACATTGTCTGAGTTTGATGTGTATGACACCAACGGTCTGACGTTCAGCTATGTAGATGGTGTGCGCAAAGCTGTCAGTGCTTCAAACACTGTTGCGGTCTATATCACAAACACAAATGATGGCACCGTGCTGCGTCAGATTTCTGCAGTTACACAGGGCACCCGTGTTGATGCTGATGACACCATCCCCGGCACCATCACCATTACTGCAAACATTAACGCGATTACAATCGGAGATCTGGTTAAAGCAGTCAGTGCTCCGCCTCAATTGCGTCCCAATGGTCGCACATCGCCTGCAGCAATTCAGGCTGGTGACAAGCTCGATTTTGATACGGTTGTTGATGCTGGTACCTACCTAGGTCTCAATGGCATCGATCCTCATGAAGAAACCGGGATGTATCACTTTCTGGGCGATAAAACCCACTTTAGCTCAATGTGGAAGAATTCATCTTTCAGAGAGGCTTATCGTGGCCAGTACAAATCTGACGATTTCCATTACGGAAATAACGTCGAATGTATGGGCATTCGCTTCGACTGGAGCCACCAGCTGGCTCAAAGCAATAACGCGAGTGGCGTGAAGGTTCGTCGTGCATTGGTGACTGGTCAAGGCATTGCCGAGCGCTACTACTACGAGGGTGAGCCAAATCACTTGAGTAAAGAGATTGGGCCTCTGTTTAATCAGATTCACGATCCCGAGTCTCATATCACCCTGACAATCCGCAAACCGTTGGATGCCAATGCTGAAGTTTTTACAACTTCATGGAAATCATTCACGGGTCGGGCTGCCACAACTGACAGTCTGAAAAACTTTGGTGAGCATATTTATGCCACCTTTGTTCGTGGCGTTGCTATCCAGACAAGCTAATCATCTGGGGTCTGGTTAAATTCCAGGCCCCATTATAAAGAAAGGAATTTTTCATTATGAGCGAACAGGAAAAGCCACCGGCAGAAAAGAAACCAAAAACCCAGCCAGAAGCTGAGTTGAAAGAGGGTGAGTTCTATGCCGACAAGCACCGCTATTTTGCTGAGGACGATTTCGAGGGCAGTGTTGGCGATGGCGGGCTCTCCACGGTGAAGTACAAAAAAGGCCAGGAGATCAAGGATGAACCCTTGGCTTTACAGCTGATGGATCAAGGCCAGCCCATTGAAAAGCGCACTGAACAAGTGAAGAAAAAAAAGACCCATCTCGATCCCAAATGCCCTGAAAAGGGCCGCTGGGAGCACCGCAAAGGGTTCAGCAGAGTTGATTCTGTTGAGCCTCCTGAACCAAAGCCCGCAAAATAATCCGGTTTAAACCAATCAATTAAGGAGTATTCCCATGGACGATAAAAAGCCCGAAGCCAAAAAGAGTGAGGTTGCAGCTTCAGCTGCAGCCTCAAAACCTCCTTTGGCCAATCCGCCTAAATCAAAAGAATCTCAAGAGCCTCACCCTGATGCTCACAAAGAATACGCTGGTTTGCCAGACATGCAGCTCGGCAGCTGGCATAAACCGAAGGCACCTTAAAAATGCCAGGCTCTCTGACTGATACTGAAAAAGCTCAAATTAAAGACCATCTGCGCTGGAGCAGCGGGGAGACGCCACCAGCTTATGTGACTCTCTACGTTAACCCCACTTTGGATGCTATTTCTGAGGATGCTCATTTGGCTATGGTCAGAGAGCATCTTGATACACTTAATAACCTTCGTACGCAGCTCAAAGCTTTGCCCGAGGGCTTTGATATCGACGAGGCCAAGGGTATTAAATTTGCCAAAGATTCCGAGGCGCGAACCATGGACATGTACCGCTTTTGGCGTGAGCAACTGGCCACCTCGCTTGATTTAAACATCAATACCCAATCCCGTGGCGGAACCAAGCGGCGGAATCGCGCGATTATATGACCACCTTTCAGCGCAGGCTTCAGACCAAAATCTCAACAAAATACAAGAGCCTGAATGCCCAGAGCAAAAACTTGGGTGGCAGGCTGCCTTTGCAAATGGAAGTTTGGGCCACGACGCTGGCAGGAACCAATCCGCTTAAGGGCAGTGCTTTGGCTTTGTTAGCAGATTCAGAAGTCTTGCTGATCCCCATTGATGAACGCTTGGGCGATGCCAAACGCTGGAGTGATGAACTTAAATCTTTGGCACGTGTCGGTGATGCGGATATTGAAATTGCTGCCGAGGATCAATCTGGCAGTCTGCTCACACGAGAGCAACTGTTGGGCAAAGATTTGATGCCAGGTCAGCAGCTGCGTTATAAATTGGGCAGTGATTATTATTCAATTGCACCTGGCACACTTGCCGACAATGATGGCTTGAGCTGGAAACTGGCCTTGGTGCGCGACAAATGAGTATTATCATCACTTCCAATATTTCAAGCATAGAGGCATTGTTGCGCTCGCGCATCAATCGTTTACAGTCGGAGTACTCCATTTCAATTGAGAACAATGTCAGTTATGCGGCAGCCGTCGATCAGGGCAGTACCCGAATTATCAACTGGTCAGAAGTGAGCCGGGCCCAAATGGCAGCTATTGCAATTTCAATGCGTGAGCGTGGGTCAGCCCCTCGGTGGGGTGGTAAAAAAGGCTTTACAGTCACCAAGGGCGATGGTTGGGTAAAAATTGTTATCCCACCAGAGGGCATGTTGGCCAAATCTGTCAGGCCCATTCGTGAACATGCCCGTGATGTGCTTCGTCATCTGCCAAGCGGGTTTGAAGGTGATGATATAGACCGGGAATTGAAAGCGGATATAGCTGCTGGGGCAGTCTCAATTTTGGTGGATAACACCCCCCTTGATCAGGGCCCATTGCGTCAAGGATGGGGGGTGCGGATATGAGCCAAGCAAATACGCTGGCATCAGCTGCCCTGTTTTTCAAAACTACTTCAGATACTGAGGCGACGGCCCTGTCTATTGCTCTGGATACAGAGCTGGACAATATTTCACCTGAGCCTGAACCCTCGCTGCGCATGCATCAAATGGCAGATGGCCCAGCCACACTTGAGGGCTTTACGCTTATACAGCTCGATTTGCGCTTGCCCCGTTCGCTCAGTGATTGGGTAAGAATTCAAATGCGCGAGCGGCTGCGCAATGCCTGGGGATTTAAGCTCAAGCAGGCAAATCCACGCATGGCCCTTATACCTTTGCTCGATTTCCAAAGTTCAGATAACCCCTCAACCCCCTCGGGTAACATCAGGATAGAACTCAATGGCTCCCAGTTCTGGCGCGTGCGCTCGGATGGGCCCGACATCGAGCTCAGCACCTGCACTCTAAATATTTTTTTTACAGGAGATTAAACCATGGGCGCTCAAACTCTCGCTACTGTTCAGCCATTGCCTGAACAAACAGCACCTTCCGCAATTCCGGCCGGACGTATCTTTATTGATGCGTACAATTCTGGTCGTGATTACACTTCTCTGACAGGCAAACGTCTGCTAGGCCTGGCTGATCAGAAAGACACAAAGTTTTCTTTGAAGCCAGATTTGGCTCCTGTGACTGCAGGGGCTACAGACATTGTTTTGGAGAACATTCTCAAGGGCTGGAATGGCAAACTCAATATTGCCATTCAGGACTTGAACTTGTTGGCCATGGAGGTCGGGAATGGCACCAGCATTAAAACCGTTGATACACAGCCCACTTCTCCTGTTACAGCCAATACCGCAGCCACAGGCAGCACTACCAGCAAGCTGAAAATGGATACGGGCGGCGCAACAGCTTTTGCAAGTTATATTGGCAAGCGTATTTTGATTCCTCGCACCAATTCTAATGCTCCAGTTATGCGTGGAGTAATTCGTTCGGTTGATGAAACAAACGAATGGATCTACCTTCTCTATGAGTTGGATGAAATTCCTGCCGCATCTTCTGCTGTTTACTTACTCGAAGGCTTTGAACAAGACCTTGGCGGCGGTTCACCCTTGCTGCGAGAAGTCATTATCGCCAATGATTTCAATCACGGTGATAGCAACCGCCAAACCTGCTGGCGTTGTCAGCCTGTCAGTGGTTTTGACCAGTCCATGAGCAATGATGGTCAACAAAAAACCATGATTGAATTCGATTTGCTGGGGTATTCAAAGCTCTCTGCTGGGGCTGGAAATACTTATCAGATTGTGCCATCAACCATTAACGGCATGTATGGAACCATCCCAGTCTCCTGACCTTTTGGGAATTGAGGCAGCTGACGGAATCATCAGCTACTCAATTGACCATCTCGCCTCGGATCCGAGCATTATCTTAGGTAATCCGGCTCCAGGCGGGTATTTTTTTTATGTTGACCAACTGCTTCAGATTAAAAAGGGCAGCAGAATCATTTTTTCTACTGAAGCAGAACACGATCCCGCAAATATCAAGGCAGAGATGGCCCAGCTGTTTCAGGCCCAAAAGCAGAAGGCAAAATACCCTGTTGATAGCGTGCTCTGGATGGAATGGGATGCCCGCTGCAATCGCTTGGGTGACAGTGTGCAGAAGTTTTACGAGGGTCAAAGGCGGATCAAAAGCCTGCGCATTGTAGTTCACACCGAAGTCAAGCAGCGCGAAGGGGAGACACCCATAGCCCTAATTGCTGTAAACAAACCCTTTTCATTGGGTTATAAGCCCCGGCCATTGGGGGCTGTTCTCCGGGTGATTGGCAAAGAAACAGACCTGGCAGATGAAGTAAAGACCGATAAATTTCACAAAGCACTGAGGAAACATTATGGATCAGACTGGCAAAGCGATTTTGAAGCATACGGACACAATTTACTCGGCGCTTTTGGCGGAAGGCGCTGATCAAGCTGAAGTCGATGCCATTATGGCCCGCTTGGCCCAGCCAGCTGCTGAGCGTGATGTACCTGGTTGGGAGCCAAAGCCCCCGCTGCGCAGTGAAAAGGCTTTTACCCTTGGCGCGGGCCAGCAGATTGTCAAAGGCTTTTTGCCCGTATTGGGCGGGGATCACTACTGGTCTATCCTGCTCCCTGCAATTGAGGAATGGTCAGCAGGTCTTTACCGTGGCCAAGCACTGCTGAGACTACAGCAGGCCGCTTCTGATCCCTTGACGTATGTGAATGAGCTGTTTGAAACCATTGTCCACCGACCCGGCGCAGATGCCTTAAAAATCAGCGTGTATGAAACGGTTTCATTTCTGCTCAGCTACCCAGGCGCAGAGGTTGATCCTGACTTTTTCAGCATTTGCCCACCCAACCAACAGATCGGCGTTATACGCCAGGTGGTTGAAATAAACTATGCAAATTTTATCGAATGGTGGGAAGGGATGCCTATACCACTGAAGCGGTTGATTTATTCGTTTCGTCTCGCCAGTATCGAGAATATCAACGCATTGAGCGAGAGCGTTATCCTTTATTCCCGCCAAATGACGATGGCACTCCAGGATCAGCTCCATACGAGTGGTGGAGCAGAAGATACTGGTACCGAAGACTCTGGAGCCTTGCCGGTGGAAAGGCTGCCAATTTTGCAGCCCTCCGAGATCTAACCCCGGGTGAAATTCGTTTGCTTGAAGACGCAGCTGGGCACAGCTGGGTTATGCAAGATTATGAATGGTGGTTAAGGCACCCGCCTGAAGATGACACAGGCCGAGCTGTTGGGCGTGTACCCATGGCTCTGAATCAGCCGCCACTTACATGGCAAGAGGCAGGGCTTGATCCCAATGATCCAGAGTTGCCAGACAAATGGACGAAGGCCATCATCTACGGCGTACAGGGCTATAACCCTGAAAAAGCGATTACTGACGAAGCCAGGCGCAGAAGTATAAACTTCAGTTCTGTTTATCGTTGATTTCCGTTCCCCGTTTGTGCTACATTTGAGGTACAGTCAAACAGACTTTGATATTAAAGTCTGTTTGCACCCTTTCCTAAGGAGCTGATCGAATGACTAATACCGCAACGGAAACGATTCGTGTTCGAGTTGAACCTGAGCTAAAACACGAAGCAGAAAAAATATTAAAGGAATTAGGGCTTAGCGCATCAGAGGCGATTCGGATGTATTATCAACAAATCAGAATGTTGAGAGGCATTCCGTTCGACATCAGAATTCCAAATGCTATAACTTTAGAAGCTATGCGGGATGCTGAAAAAAGACAGAACCTCGAATCTTTTGATTCGCATGAAGAGGCGTTTAAAGCTCTCGGAATTTAACATGATAAAGATTGCTTTTACCAATCAGTTCGAAAAAGATATTGAACGGTGTAAAGCCCGAAACTGGGATTTTGAGCGGTATAAAGAAGCCGCTGCTTATCTTAGTACCGGAATGTCGCTTCCTAAAGAATTCAAGGATCATCCTTTAAATGGTGACTGGAAGAGACATCGTGAGTTTCACTTTGGACCTGATCGACTTGTGATTTATTATTTGCATCATCCGCCTAAAAAGAAGGGAACTGAACCCCCGGATTCAGAGCTCACTTATGTGAGAATGGGATCACACTCAGACCTTTTTAGATAAACTTGAAATAAGCCCTCTAAGCCCCCCCGCACAATCAAAGCAGGGGGGCTTTGCCACATGTCTGATGCTGTTGAAGAATATCTAAAATTTACGATTGCGATCAAAACTGACGAAATGAAGCGCGGCCTTGAGGGCATTCTTGCGCAGATAAAGACCTTTGATCAGCAAGCAAAAGCAGAACTTGGCCAAGTGGGCGTGGCCTTTGCTGTGCTGGATAAGCAGGCCAAATCTCTGCAATTGTCCATGACTGCCAGCTTGAATGCCCTTCAAAAAGAAATGCACTTGCTCAGTGCTTCCAGCCGTAAAGCATTTTCTGACCTTGACCCCAATTTAAACAAAGCCAATTTCGCCAATTATATCGGCCAGCTGGTACAAATTGGTCAGGCCAGTAAACAGGCTGCCACGGGCATGGAGCGTTTGCAGGTTCAACAAGGGGCCTTGGCCAATGCTCCCAAGCCTGATTGGGATGCTGCTGCCGCTGCTGCACTCAAAGAGGCAGAAGCTGCCCGCAAAATGGCTGAAGAAGTCAAAAAAGCCAATGAAAAGATCGCCAGTACTACGCGCTCAAGCAGTGCCACAGTCAAACAGGAATTGGACAAAGAATCCAAAGCCGCTGCTGAAACAGGCAAAGCGGGCAAGAAAATGGCCGATGATTGGACTGGCAGCCTCAAAGACATGGAATCTGCTCTGACTGGAGCTGCTGCAATTGCGGGTACCGCCTTGGCGGCCCTAGCTGCTGCCGGTGGATTTAGTGCGAAGGCATTCGGAGAGCTTGAGGCGGAAGTGAATACCCTCACAGCAATCTCTGGAGCGTCCAGCAGTGAGATAGAAAACCTGACAGCGAAATCCATGGCTCTGGGTGAGGCCTATGGCTTTACTGCTGTTCAGCTGACCGTTGCTGATACCGAACTTGCACGTTTGGGCTTTACGGGCCAAGAGGTGTCTGATGCAATCGAAGCCGTGGCCATAGCAGCAAAGGCCTCTGGCGAAAGTGTAGGCAATTCTGGCCAATTGATTGCGGGCACCATTCGTGGTTTTGGCCTAGATGCCAAAGACGCTGCGCACGTTGCTGATGTATTGGCCAAGTCTGCCAACGTCAGTGCAACCAGTTTTGGATCTCTCCAGCTGTCGATGAAATATGTTGCCCCCGTGGCCCGTGCTAGCAATCAAGGTCTTGAAGAAATGACAGCCATCTTGGGCTTGCTCGGAAACAATATGATTTTAGGTGAGCAGGCAGGCACATCGATGCGCAGTATGCTTACCAGCCTGGTCAACCCAAGTACTGATGCCAAGCGGATTTTCGATGATCTCAACTTCACCACTCAAGACGCTCAAGGCAAGCTCAAACCGTTGGGCCAGGTCTTTGAAGAACTGCGCGAGAAAATGAAGAAATTCAACGATGTGGGCAAAGGCAAAATGCTTGCTGAAATCTTCGGCACAGAAGCACTGAGCGCTGCCCAAGTGCTCATGAAGTCCTCAAAACAAGAGCTGGATAAACTTACTGATGCCCTTCACAACGTCGATGGAGCCAGTAAAGAAACTGCTGACATCATGCAGCAGGGCCTGAATGCTGAGCTGGCCAAGTTAAATTCAAAAGCAAGCAACCTTGCTATTTCAATCGGAAAAGACCTTTCTCCTGCTGTGGCCGAGTGTATTAAATTTCTTCAGGGCCTGCTCGATGTAGTTGCTGGTATTCCTGAGCCTGCGCGAGCAGCAGGTATTCAGATAGGGTTTTTAGCCGCAAGCGTGGCCGCGCTGACAATCGCTCTTGGCGGCACAGTCTTTGCCGGTGGCAAAATGCTTGGCATGATGTCTCAGATCATTGAAAAGGCACCTTTTTTGGGGCGTGCTCTCGCAATGTTGTCAGGGCCTGTTGGCTGGACAGGACTCGCCTTGGGGGCTGTTGCCAATATTGGGGTAAATACTGTCACCGGCATTATGAATTCGGAAGCAGACCAAAATGATAACTATTCAGAAGAAGCTGGTAAGAAAAATACACAGCAGTCTAAAATGAATGCTCTGCAGCGAAAGATAAAAGCAGGCCAGTTAGATGGCATGTCTCGCGAGGATCTTCAGGCCTCTCTTGAGCTCATAAAAAGCCAACAAAATGAAATGAAGAGTATTTTGCGAGGTGAGCGTGAACTTGCGGATCTAAAGGAGCAGTTGGCCACACGACAAGGCAAAGGGCATTCTGCTGGCCTTACTGAATTTGACGAAGCACCAAAAGTTGATTCCCAAATTACTGTTTTAAATCAGAAAATTGCGGCCAAACAAAAAGATCTTGACGCATCTAAGGATCAGCTGCAACGTGCACATCAAACACTTGAAGACTATAAAAAGCTTGAAAAACAAGTGTCAGATGTTCTGTCTAAAAAACCCACCGACGCACCTGGAACAGAAAATGCCAAAGATCATGAGGCAGATCGCAAGGCTGACCAAGAAGCTCAAAAGCGTGTGGAGGCTCTATCTGAAAAACACAAACGCGAAACGACGACGCTCAAAACGGAGTTGGATAAGCAGGTCGCACTTTTGGCAGCCAATAGTCAGAAAATTGGAACAATAGATGACGCAAAGGCTCAAAAGCTAATCACCAATTCCGAAAACGTCAGCAGAGCGGGCTCTAGTTGTTTTGCATCCGTTTACCAAGCGTACAAAGAAACCTTTGGCGATGGTGGTATGTTCGACAAAATGACAGGCAGGTCTGGAGATAACCCGATTCATGCCGCTGATGCGGCCAATCGATTGGCCCAGGATACAAAACGCTTTCATGAAGTAAAAATCAATGCCCAAAACTATAAACAGGTCATGGCAAACCTCAAGGCCGCCTCTATAATCGTCTATGACCGTGGGGCTGGCTTCACTAATGCCACTAAGACTTATGGGCATATTGAAGCCTACGACCCCAAAACTGGCATGGCAAGCTATGGCAAAGGCGCTGGCAGAATGGAAATGAATGCCAATCGGGCAGCTCATGCCCGCATCTTTGAAATGAATACCAGCGCAGCAGGTGGTGGTGAAGACATCCAAAAGATGATTCTCAAACAGCAGGCTCTCACTAAAGAGGCTGAACTGTATAAGAAGCAGTTAGAAGAAATGAAAGGTGTTCGTGACGGCTTCAAACAAGGCAGCGATGCCTGGGTTAAGGCAGATAAAGAAGTCTTTGCCATTCAGGATAAAATTAACCAGCTGGGTATTGATGGGATCCAGAATTCTGCTGAATTGCAGAAAAAACAGCGGGCCGAAGCTCTCCGGTGGGCACAAGAAAGCCTCAGTATTGAAGCGGATGTTGCAGTGGCCAAAGCCCAGCTGACCGCTGACACCTTTGATGATATTCAAGCGAGCCATCAGAAAGCCTTGGCCAGCCTTCGCTCTGAAGAGATGGGGCGTTTAGCTGAAGAAGGTACCACTGAAGCGCAAAAGCTGAAAATCAAAGAGAAGTACGCTGCTTTACGCCTGGTTGCTGAAAAGGCCCATACCGATGCTTTGATCGCTGAGAGAGAACGTTTGGCCAAAATTACAGAAGACATTCTGGTTGAGGGTGCCCGTGCAGAGGCTGGCTTAATGCTCGATGGTCTGGACAAGGATCTGAGGTTGAGCGAGATTCGCCAGGGAGATGAGGAGAGAAGGTTGCAGGCTCACCTTGATCTTCTCAAGCGAGAAAAAAAGGAAACGACCGACGAATACGCTTTGACTCAGCTTGCTCTCACAGAGTCAGCTCGCAATGGATACATGGAGCGCGAACGGCTCAAGGAGCAATTTGCCCACAAGCGCAAGCTTGACGGTCTCAATGATCAGCTTGGCCAGGTTGATCGGGATTTGCGTTCGTCGCTTTCTGGTCAAAAGGATCCGGAGACAATCGAGCGCATTCAGGCCGAAGCCTTGCAGAAAAAGAGTAAATTGCAAAGCCAGATTTCAGGTGAGCTTTGGGCCCAGCTTGAAACGGCCAAGGCTCACTTGCAGAGCAACAGCCAAAGCAAAGAGCTTTCAGAGGTTGTTTATCGCCTTCAAAAGCAGATGACAGATAGCGAGCGGGCTGAGCTTGATTTAGAGCTTCAGAGTAAAGATCTTATTCTTCAAAGTCTTGAGAGAGAACGCCAGGTGCGGAAGCAAGTGGCGCAAGATCTGATGGTCGCGACTGATGCCACTCTGGGTGCGCTTTCGCACATGGCAGGGCTCAGCCAAAATATTGGCAGCAATATTGCAGGATGGACAAACAGGCTTGAGGGCGCTTTAAGTCGCCTCAAAGACATCAACGGCAACGCTCTGACCTTAATGGATTTGTTTGAGCCAGGTGGGACAGGCAAGCTGAGTGAAGCCCTTGGGAAATCCTTTGGATCGGATAAAGGTATCAAAGGCGATCTGTTTAGCGCAATCCCCGGAATTGGGGCCGCCATAGGCGCATTTTCAAGTATTGGTGCTACATTCCCTCAGCTGTTGGATAGCCTTACATCAAGCATCAAAGACAATCTCTTTGGCGATCCCTTAAAAATACATAACCAGGCTGAGGAATTCAAGACCAGCATTCTACAAATGGATGCTGAAATTCATGCCACTCGTATAGAAATGGCCAAACAAAGGGGTATAGACACTTTTGACCTTGAAAAAGAACAGATTGAGATGCGCAAAGAACTTGAACTGCGTGCATTGGCCAAACAAGGTGAAGACATTTCCATTACGGCAACGGGTTGGTTCGGTGCTTATACCCCTGAAGAAAAAGCCAATGTAGATAATTTCTTCGATTCTTTGCCCAAAAAACGCGAAGAGATTGAGGCTAAAATCCAAGTAGAACTTTTCAGAATTGAGCAGGAGCGCCTTGAAAAAGTAAAGCAGGCAAATATTGATGCCTGGAATTCAATTCAAGACTCTCGTACTACTCAGGCAGAAGAATCTGCCAAGCTGACTCCTGGCCAAGAAGATGATCGAGCGGCAGAACGCCAGCGGCGCATTGATGCTGTAAATAAGCGTTTTGCTGATAGAAGCGAGGCTTGGACAAAGCAAGGCGTTCAAACGGGCAACTGGGATTCAAAGGCCTGGGACGACATTATTAAAGAGCAAAAAACTGGCTTATCCCTTGTGGATTCTGATATGAGGTTGAAAAGACTTCAGGATGAAGCAAAAATTAACAGTGAAATTGCTCAGACCCGCGAAATGGAGATCAATCTCACGCTCAAAGGGGCTTCAAAAGAGATTGAATTGCTGCGTGAAAAGATTCGCTTAGAGCAGGCTACACTTGAAGACAAGATGAAAGACCCTTCTCTCAGTCCTGAAGAGTGGGAGGCCATGAATGAACGGCGCAAACTGCTTCAATCTACTTTGGACAAGGGCGAAAAGGATATTCCTCAAAAATGGGCCAATGCTGCGACTACGGCAGCTTTGGATCTTCAGTCTGAGATAGCCAAGGGCACTAAGACCGGTTTGGATGATGCTGTTGCGGATTATGAGGCTGCCATTCAGAAGATCTCTGAAGCTGAGGAAGATGCCCGAGACAACCTCGAAGGCCCTCAGCTTGCGGATACCCTGCGCAAACTTGGCCAAGCCAGGCTCAATGCTGAAAAGGACACGCTGAAAAAGCTTAAAGAGATTTGGTTGCAGGAATATACTGAGCGATTGAATAACCAAAAAACCTTGATACAAGAGCAGCTGGAACTCAATAGCCGTAGCATGCAAGACCAGATTAAAGCTATTCAGATTGCTATGCGGCCGCTCAAGACTGAGCTGGAAGATATGCAGCGCTTACTTGATGCCAGCCGCCGAGCACGTGAAGCTGAGAAAAAGGTTTACAATCCCAATGACGGGAAAGCAAATACCAAGTTCAAAACTGATTTGGCTGCCCTGGATTCAGATCCACTGGCTTGGGCGGGCGTCAAAGAAATTGCCAATACCACCACACATGATGGATTGAGCACTGTTTCAGGCAAAACCAAACGTGAGGGCCTGCTAAAAGAAGCGGATTTGCAAGAGCTTGAAGCCAATAATATGCGCACTGACGAGCGGATTTCTGAATCCGATTACGCGCAAAGAATGCAAAATGCCCAGCTGATTCGGGCCAAGGCTGCTGAGATGGAGCTGGCCACCGCTGATCTGACCCGCACCCGCAAACTGGAGCTTGAAAAGGAATGGGCCGAAGCTTATGCCAATTGGCAGAAATACGCTTCTGAAGCGATTGATGCTCGCTACGACACTGATGACCAGCGCACTCAGGAGAATATAGATCTCAAGCAGCTGGCGCTTGACCAGCAGCAGCAATCTATCGACAAGCTCCAACTGGAGCTGGATGTTTTGCAAGAGGCTGCCGAGAAAAAAATCAGGCCGATTGATGATGAAATTCTCAGGGCCACGCAAAGCACCCGCGATTGGGCTCCAGCATGGGCTGAGGTCACTGCCGGTATTGCCGCTGCGCGAAAAGAGGCAGAGGCTTTGCTTGCTGCTCAAGAAAAGGCAGCCAAAAGCGTGGCCTCAAAGAGCTCTGGTACATCCAGAACAAAAACACCTGATGCCACTCATACAATTTCAGGTACTGATGGCTATTATTATGAAACCACTTCAGCCATGCAGGGCTTGGCCGGGGGTGGAATTACGCCAGATAAATCTAAGTACTCTGGTGATAAATACGGGCCCGTTATGCTCGATCGCCAAGAAGTAGTCACACCTTTGCGCAAATTGCCAGAACTGTTGCGGCCATGGATGCCCCCGGTGGCCAGCACTTCTGTCAGCAGCTTCAGCCCTCAGATCACGATCTCCGGCAATTATATCGTCGGTGAATTTGATATGTACCAAACGGCATTAAGAGCAGCCAGTGACTTGAATAAAGAAGCCAATAACACTTTTGCTGGCAATGCAGGAAGGTTGTTTTAATGGGCTTTCTCGATTGGAGCGATGATTGCGCTGCTGAAATTGCTGCTGCTCTCCTGCAACTGCAAAACCCTGTGGGGGCATTTGACCCCCTGAATCCCTACAGGCGGGATCCGAGTGAGCCTCAGCTGCCCTTACAGCTTTCGCTCGAACTGTATTGGCAAAACACCTGGTATGAACAACGCTTGCACATTGATCCCCAAGGCTTGCCGCGCGGGCGTGAACGCATGGGGTTTGAGCAAAGCACAATGGACTATGTGGCCCAAGACATTGAACAGCCCAGCTGTATTACGTTCAAGTATGGCGCGGTCAAAGGGCAAAAGGTGCGCTTGCGCATTGGTAACGATTGGCGCTTTAAAGGTCAAGTAGATGCTGTAAAGCCGGTTTATTACCATCAAAACAGCGATTTAACGACGCGAAAGCGCTACCAAGTCAGCTGCGTGAATGAGATCGCACTGTTTCACCGTGTGCCCATTTTTGAAATTATTCGAAATGCGAAGGAGGGCGGAATGCTGTCTGATCTGTGCAGCCGCTATGCGCCTGAGCTTGATGCGTCGGGCATCAATGTCGAATTAGGTGATGAGATTGAGGAGAGGATCATCGCTGGCCAGTACCTGGATGAAATCTTTGATGAAGTACTCAAGAATAACCCCAACAGTGGTTTTTATCTGGACATTACCCAAGACCCCACCAAGATTTGCCTAGACCTCAAAACCAGCCAGGCGCTTTTGGTACCAATTACGATCACGGACGCAAATCTATACGGCAACGGGCGGGATCTGCCAGGCTTTTGCCATCCCGGCGATTGGAGCTTGAGCCCGAATGAAAAAACCTACCGCAACAGCATTTTGCTACGGGCCCCGTTGCTCTACAATACCGGCCTGGCAGACTTCTTCAATGACAGCAATGTGGTTTTGGGTACCAGTAATCTTGCAGGCTGGTACCAGCAGCTTTTTCCTGGAATGACGATCAGGGCCACAGGCAGCCAAAGCAGCTATACGATTGAAGATAATCTCAGCACCGTTGATCCCATCGATGATATCCGTATCGGCGGAAAGTTCAAAGAGGCCACGGCTGCCGGTGTGCCGTATGAAGTTATTGGCGATGAATTTGAAACAATCGCAGAAGATTTCAACGAAGTAGCACGCAGAGCAATTGCAAACAATGAAATTGGAGCAGACGCTGGCCGTGTAAAGGTGATTATCAGGATCAACACGCCTCTTACGTTTGACGAGGCCGAGCGCCTGGCTGAATTGTATGTTCGCCTGCAAGGTTGGGACGGGTTTTTCAGAACAGACAACCGCAAGTTTTATGTGCCCAATATACGCGCAGGATCCACGCTTCAGCACAATGCCCCGGAGCATGACGCGGTGGCAAATGTGCCCATTGCAGAAATTGCCTGGCAAGTGCTACCGGGTTATGCCTCACCACGGGGTGGTGATGATGCTGCCTGGGTCTCCTATGACTTCTCTTTCACCGACCGCACCCAGCTGACAGAAAACGCGCTGCTTCAAATGCTTCTGCGCGAGCGCAAAAGTAAAATTCGGGATTACGATAAACTCACGAGCTCACGCATTTTCGGTGAACAGTATTTGATCAAAGATTGTGTGCATGCTACCGAAGGATACCCGATTGATGAAGTGGTGAATTATAGCGACACTCTCACAGCTACAGACATATCCACAGCCGGGCCCGGCCCGTGGTACCCCTATCCCGGCACACCCTACGGCCCGCCGATTATCGCGATTGACGCAGATGATCCCAGCACCTATTGGCATGCTGCTGCACTGCCCTAAACCAAATCTAAAATAAGGCCTCTTTATGCCCCTTCAAAATAAGGGTATGAAGATTCTTGAAAAAAACCTCTACCACCAAACCGAGGACGCAGGGCTTTACCAGACGTATTGTTTAAAAACAAAAATCTCTGACGAAGAACTGCTTGCTCTGCTTATGCGTGAAAACGTATCTGCCCGTGTTGGCTTTGATGCTGAGCGCAAACGCCTGGAAGCTGAAGCCTGGGAAATCTGGGCAAAGCAAATGGAGCAGCTTTCAAAAGAGCAGCTTTATACGGGTACCTGGCCTGATACCCTGGAGGCCCGGATCACTGCCGATCGGCAAGCGCGTTTGGAGCGGGCTCCTGAAACTGCGCTTTATGACTGCTGGGACGCTATTTTTCGCGGTGAGCTCGGCAGGGAGCTGGTCAAAACGGGTCCACACTTTTGGAATTCTGTTACCACGGCATACCTCAAAGATACCGAAGGGGCCCGGCTGTGTAATGCCCACACCAGCAATGAAGACGGGATCCTGAGCTATTTGGCTGTGGGCACCAATGCGGTACCTTCTTCCAGCAGTGATACTACCATGGGGCGTGAAATTTTCAGAAATACGCCACTGACACGCAAAAACACCACCGCTGGCAGCAAGATTGTTTTGAAAATCAACTTTGATGAAGGCAATTTAACGACTGCCACCACTGTTGCCGCTGGCACTTGGAATACGCTCACCTTTGATGTAGAAGACACTACTGGCTTTAACGTCGGTGATGCTGTTTTGATTGGTACCAGCCCAGCCCAAAGTGCAAGTCGCATTGCCTCAATTACGCCAGGCACGCCTGGAACTTTGACAATGGAAACTACTGAGCCCCTGCTTTATGTGCCGACCGTTGGCCAATCAGTCAATTTGCAACTTGGTGAGTTTGCTGGATTTGGGAATGGCTTGGCCACAAGCACCCCCGGCAGCGGCACACTGTTCAGCCGTTCGGCCAATAAAACAGCCAGGCTGTCTAATGATGAAGATACATGCTGGTTTATCAAATACCACTATATAAGGATGCCCATCTGATGACTTTTAATCATGAAATCCCATGGGCACCGAACACGCCAGGTACGCCTGAGCAGCTGAATGCGATTTCACTCTGGAAAAGGCCTTCTTTGGCTGAATTGACGGCCATTGACGTGACCCTCCTGCCCACCTACTCAAACGATGCCCATTTTGTCGTAAACGTGGCAGGGTTCGGCCCGTACCGCTATGATCCGGACTCAACAGCCACGGCAAACACCCCCTTTGTAATGGTGCCAGATTCAGGCAGTGGTGATGGGCGCTGGATTCTGGAACGCCCACGCACCCAGCGGGCCATTGCCAGAGTAGGGAAAATGGACGATTTCAGCAACGCATCTTATACCCAGCTGGACGGGGCCGGGGATCCGCGCTGGCTGCAAAGTGCCACTGGGATCACGGACACGATCACCACGGGCGAAACGTCTTTAACTGACGTTGTAGGGGCTTCTATCACCTCTCCCATAGCCACCAGCGGCAATAACCTGCTGTGTGGATTCACTGCAAACATTGATTCAAACGGCGGTGGTCAGGACACGGCTTTCACCGCTTTCCATGACGGGTCAGCAGATACCGAATTCACCGGCTACAGCCAGGTCGGAATTTTCAGCCAGTTTTACAAACGGGCAGCATCCACCGGCAGCCAAACCATTAAAATGCAGGGCCGATCGGGCGGTTCCTATGCTCTGGATTATGCCAGTGGGGTGCTCTGGGCGGCTGAAATTGCCAGCACAGCAGCCTTTGGCATGGATACCAAATCGGGATCTGGTTCGATTTCAGCAACTTCTTACACAGACGTAAACGCGCTCAGCGTGACGATTTCACCCACCAATAACCCTGTTTTGCTGCTGTTCTGTGGCGGCGTGAATCAAAACGCTGGGGGCGGCGCTGTCCAGAACTATTTCCGCTTTTACGACGGGTCCACAGGTTACGGGGATTACATTTGGCAAAACGGCACAGGCATCGGCGCGGCTTATGCGCTGAATTTTGCCCGCCTCACTGGCTCCCTGAACGGCTCCAAAACATTCACAGTTCAGGCCTACTCAGGCACGGGCACCAATTTCCTTAATCTGTTCCTGCGTCGCTTGGTCGCAGTCGAAATTCAGGGCGATTACCAGGTCTTCAACCCAGCTGGGGCTGCCACGATTTCCAGCGCCAGCCAGGCCACCTTGAATGACGGCAGCAATAATTTTTCCCTGACCCTAACAGTCACTGAAGCCACCAAATATGTGGTGTTCCTGACCGGATATGTTCAGCGTACCGTTGGCACCGGCAATATCCGGCTGTCCCTGCACATTGGCAGCACGCAACTGATCGAGCTGAACAGCGAGTGGGAAAACAGCACCAACGGATACAAAACCCCGTTCGTGATGGCAATCCCGACCAGCCGCTTGGCGCCAGGCACCTATACCGTGACCGCCAAGGCCCGAACCACTGACGGAACCAGCAGCACTTACACCCTGAATTCAGCCCAGTTCTTTGCCGTTGAATTTCCGCAGCTGACCGACGGGGGGCAAGGGGAGCCCTCGCAGGTTGCTCTGGATCACGTTCGTGCTGGCGGTACCAGCGTGACATGGGACGGGCAATACAAATGCTCTACCTCTGCAGAATTGGGCCTGGCCATTTATGAGTCCGTGAACGGCGGCGCTGAAACGCTGGTGGCAGAAAAGGTTTTGGCCACCCCTGGGACGAATGACGCTTCTTTTACCGTTGATTGGCTCAGGCCCACTGACCTGGCAGAGGGTGACGCGGTTCAGTATATCGGCAAGGCCAAAAACGCTTCTGGAACCGTTGATTTCGCAGCGTCCAGACTGATGGCGGTGGAAGCATGAGCAAATACGCAGCCCATTACATCTCCCATGGCGTGGTGCTTCACCGCTTTTATATTGGAGAGTCCCCCGATGAGCTGGGCACTGCCGCTTTTTGGGATGCTCACATTAAAGAGCTTTACGATCAACTGCCTTTCCCAGAATATTGGAGTGGTCTGGATCTCCAAGTTTGGCATATGGACAGCCCCAAGCTCGATGAAATGCGAGCATCTGGCGAAGTCAATCTTGAAGATTATGATTTAAAAACATCAGGTTGCCAGATTGCTGCCGGCCTTTTCTTTTCAAAAGACCGTTTGGATTTGGGTGTATTCCCTGAAGGATATAAACCCGAAGCCGTCAGCCCGAATAAATTGACGGTTACAAATTTACTCAATGCCAGAAAGACCCTTTCCCACGAAGCAGGGCATTTTCACGCGATGATGTGTGGTGCTTTTGATACCGGGGCATATATCCGCAAAGAGATTACCCGCGTTTTTCGTGAACAGCTTCAGGCATTGTCTTTGGCTGGGCAATTTGGGAATGAGGGTGAAGCCTGGGCTGAATTTTACAAATCCATGCTCGGAGCTGTTGAGTGCCGTGGCTCATTTTCTGATGGTAAGCCGTTTAACCCTCCCCGCTCTCTCTACCTGCTTTTTAAAACAGCTTATTGGCTCCAGGGCAATCTGAACCAGCGCGTTATTGATGGTTTCACAGTTGCTGAAAACCTGGTCTGGTGGCAGGACTATTCAATCACTTACCCCATCCCTGGGTTTCCTCAACTTAAATCCAATGGCTGGTTTGCAGTAGACCAGAATTGGACCAAATACAAGTGGCAAATAACAAATTCCGGGCAATGGGCCTGGGTAAAAGAAGGCTGATATGTTTTTGAATCCTCAATTTATTTTTCTGGCTTTGGCTATTCTCCCTGAAATCATGGGGGCCATCAGCGAAACTGTTCAGGCTGTGTCTGTAAACATGAGCGAAGCCAGCCCAGATGAAAAAGCAGCTGCAGCAGAAAAGGCAGTACTGGAATGGTATGACGCTGCTGATGAAAATCTGAAATTTTCAGACAGCATAGATAAAGCCTTCAAAGAAGATTTTCTGCCTGGTTTTATCAAGTTGCTTTATAAGGGTATGAAGCACACCGAACCAGAACAGATACTCATGCCGGAGGATTTGCCCCATGGGTAAACTGCGCAATCTCAGCCAGATTCAATATCTGGTGATCCATCATTCAGCAGACAATTCCAAGGCTGATGCTCTGATCAAAGAACGGGCCCGTCGCAATGAAGGCTACAATCTGATCGTGCAAGATATTGGGACTCCCGATGATCGCCAAGTGCAATTGGTTCAGGATGCTCCAGATACAGAGATCTCAAATGGTACCTATGGCGCCAATACCCAAAGTTGGAATGTGGTTGTACCTGGCAATTTTGAAAACCAAACGCCAACGCCTGATCAGATTTATGGTTTGGTTCAAGCACTGGCTGTCAAAGCAAAACGTTTTGGTTGGCGTAAAAAAGACATAGCCAAAATTACCTATCATCAATATGTGGGTAAATATTTGGCTGCGCCTGGTTATCACTATGGAACGGCTTGCCCAGGCCGCAATCTAATTTCAAAAATTTCAGAAATACGGTTGCGTGTTGCGGCCTATCTACCGGAGTAAAACCATGTCAGACAAACAGCAAATAGCCCAACAAGTAGCGGTTTCAGGTGGTGATGTTTCAGCTGTCTGGAGTTGGATCCATGGCCTTTTGGGCGGTGCTGTTGTCTGGCTCGGAAACCAGTTTGTTCAAACGGCCATCAAAGACAAGCTGGATGATAATAAAGAAGCTACCGAAAACCTATCAAAAGAAGTAGCCGCATTGAGATCTGAACTAACCGAACTTAAAGCAGATAATCGCGAAAGAAAAGTAATTGCTGAATCTCAGGAACGTTCGATCGAGCGGATATTAAACAAGTTAGAAAAACTTGATTAAAGTTAACCAAAGGGATTTGCCTACGAGTTCCAGGGAGAAACATGTTAAAATCATCAATTATAGGAGCCCCACTTACTGTTTGTAATATCAGTCGTAAAGGGTTATTCCCAAGGTGCCATAGTTAACCCTTTACGACTGATATTAATTTTCAGGCTGATAAGCTCTGTATATCTGCCTTACAGGCACTTTTAAAGCCATTTCAATCCTGTTTAATAACTTGACGCTGACCACTTCACCCCGCTCAACTTTGCTGATCGCTGCCTGAGATATTCTGAGCTTATTGCTGAGTTCGAGCTGTGTGACGCCAAGTGCCTCACGGATAGTCCTAAATGCGGCCCCCAATGTGTCCTGAGCATAAGGCGTTCTGACCCAAGGTATATACCCGAGATACTCCATTATTTTAGCAATATGTGTGGGGCCTGGGGGGCGAGACATTTTTTCCCAGTGATTGATCGTGGTCTCATGAATACCGAGAATAGTCGAAACTTTGCGGGTGGCTTCACCTCTTGCTTTGCGCTCTCTGTGCAAAAGCCATGACCAGGCATACTGATCATTAGGCATGACAAGGTGATCTGGCCGGGGGGCAATAATTTTGTGTAGTTTGGCCAATCCAGGCTCAGAGACCTGTAAGGCTGCTGGGGTATAGAGGAGTTTGATGGTTATATTCTCTGGGCCCAAAATGATAGATTGCACAAACTCACGCAGCAATGCGTGTTTTTCCTCTGTGGTCAGGTCTGACCATGAAGCCGACTGAAAGACCTGGACAGCCTGTTCTTGGGCCTGCAACTGGTCTTTATCAGTTCTGAGACCCTGCTCAAGGCAACTGATTTCGGTCGTTAATTCACGCTCACGCTCAATTAAAGGGGAGTGATACTTTTTGAAGTCGTCAAGCTCCAGAGCACCGGCCTGGTAAGCATCAGCCCAGCGATTTTTGCCAGCAATAACATTTTTTAGCTCAGATTTTAGAGCCAGGAGTTGTTGTTCAGTTTTACTGAGTTCGACTTCAACGCCATCAGGAACCCCATCAAGCAGAAAGCCAGTGAATAGAACTCCAATGGCTTCATCAAGCAGATTCATACGGATTCTATTCCCACATTGGCGACAGGAGTAGCGTGGTGGATATCGGTACTGAGACTTTGAGTTATTCATTGAGCTGTTTGTGTACATTTTGGGGCCACAGATGCAGTTCAGAAGTCCGCTGTAAGGGTAGATAGCTCTGCGAACCTTTGGAAGGTTGCTCTCAATCAAAGACTTAACGCGCTCCCATTTTTCACCGTCTATAAGTTGAGGGACGGGGATAGGGATCCTGTCTGCCTCTGTTTTGCCAGTTGGATTGTTGTGCGCTGTGCGGTTTGAGTAATACACACCCATTGCAGACGAATCCAGTAATATAGCTCTGACATTATGAAGGCTGAACGGTTTCCCGTTTCTGTTTCGGTACCCGCGCCGGTTTAATTCTGCAGCAACGATCATGAATTTGCGATGCTGCAAGTAGAGATCGTACATGAGTACTCTGATTGGGCCTTCAATGGGATCAATTTCCAGCTTTTTGGCTTTGCCAGTCTGAGCTGCTGGGACCTTTTTATAACCGTAAGGTGGCAATGAAGCCACGAATTGCCCCATCTTTGCCCGTGTAATTAGGCCAGCTTTAACTCTTGCTGAGAGTTCAAGCCTCTCAGAATGCGCTCTGTGCGCAGAGTGAAAAAAATAATCCAATCCCTCTTGGGTATCAGTATCAATCACTCCACGCCGCGTATCTACCAACCATTTATCATGAGCTCGCAAATGTCTCTCTATTTTAAAGAGATCAAACATATTGCGCCCCATGCGAGCCACAGCAGAAAAAAGCAAGGCATCAATAACACCTGATTCAACGTCACGCCACATCCGTTTGGTGTCGGGTTCATTCATCATTGAGGCACCGCTCACACCGTCCAGCTGATAGACGGCAACAACGATCCAGCCGTGTCCATCGGTGTACTCTTGACCGCGCTGTAGATGAACCTCGGGAGACTCGTTCCTGACTTGATCATCCGTCGAAACGCGGATAAAAAGCCCTATTCTTGTGCCAGGTGGCAATAGAGGAGTCATTTTTTCGATTCTAGCCGCCGTTTCACTTGAACTAAGATCTCAGCAATCCGGCGCTCGCGCTCGCTGATTTCTTGCTCTGAAAGTTGAATCGGTTTGTTTTGATTGGCCATGATTAGATCCCTTTCTCCCCCTTCTGCTCTTTCCGAGCTTGGACTTCTTTACTTTTGCGCATGTACTTCTGATAGATAGTTTCTTCATCAGCCAGAGCCTCTTCTCGGCAAGTTGTGCAGGCTACGTAACGCCAGCTGTCTGCACCACAAATAATGCAAAAATTTTCTTCGTAAGGAGCAATATAATTGGGCATTATTTGCTTTCTCCTTTTCGCTTTCCTGGCTTAAAGACAGAAGGCTTCATCGCTTGCTTGCTGTGCTGTTGGGCCTTGGGGCAGGTTTCCCAATGGCTGCCCATGCTTTTGCTCCACTTGCTGGCGTAGGTGTGCCCGTCGATTGGCATCGCTTTGCCAGCTGGCGTGCGAACCCAGGTTATTTTGGCTGCACAGCTTTTGCATTCAGCCCAGCTGCGGGGTGTTCTCATCGGAATCTCTTTTTGAGTAAGAGCCGGATCTCTTCAACTTCAGCGGCTTTGCGCAGCTGAAGTTGCTCTTGGGTGGCCGCATACTCAACTTCTTTTTCTTCGCGCTCGAGGGCTGCCTTTTTCAAGACATCCCCAAACCCGCCTGTTAATCCGACAGAATACCCTGACCGAACAGGCTCACAAAGAAGTCTGCGTACTTCGTGTCTACGCTGCCTTTTTTGTTGAGAATGCTTCTCAGATTGGCCAGCCCCCTTCTCCAGCCCATGGCTTTTGCCATTGTGTCCATTGCAAGGCTGTGGCTCTCTGCGTATTTTTTCAAGGCCTTGCTCAGGGCTTGAGAGTTGACCAGTTTTCTTGGCCCCTCGAAGGCCTGGGGGATCTCCCCCATCTCGGGAGCCTGCCCAACCTCCTCAGCCAAGGCCTCGGGTTTGTGCATATTGAATGTTTCGCCAGTCAGGATATTGTATGCCACGCCTGGCTGGCAGCGGGGTCTCTCGGCCAGTGAGACAGGCGAGATCGGCAGACCGGCTATTAATCGAGTGTTTCCGCTGGCATTCATGGCCAACTCCCTGTAAATGTCTCTTTCAACCAGCATTTGATCAATCTGCGTCTGGTCGATGACTTTTGCTTCAGATTCGGGCAGGTCTTCGCTACGGCTTTGTAATTCGCTCATGGGGGATAGATCACCCTGAATCCAGGCCCATTTGATTTCATCCAGAGCAACTTCTTCAAGCACATCTGCGGCGGATTGAGCGAGGGAATCATCATTGGCTCGACGGAGCTGGGTCCAGGCCAACAATTTAACGGAGGGTGTAAACATGGCTATTCCTCCGCTTTTCTGTGATGAACTTGAACTTCAGAGAGCATCTGAACAGTGCCCTCGGACACTGGTGTTCCTTGAGGTATATTCCCGGCAATTTTGGAAAAATCCAGGCCAAAAACGCGGGGCTGTTGGCCAGATTTAAGCACCTGTTCTAAATTCTCGTTTTCGTCGCTGAGAATCTTTTGTGCGGCAGCATTTTGGGGCACAAAAGCAAAGCCGTGAGCGCAAAGCGCCAAAACGAAGTTTGCGCCTTTTCCGACCTCAATAAAGCAAATTGTTTTCTTACACATGTTAAATACCTCTTTTTTTTAAAAATTAAAGACAGGGTGTTAGTTTGGGGTTAAATCGGGGGCAGTTTTGGCTCATGCACAAAATAGTTAATCAGAGCGTCAGCATCGCCATTGCTGAGGCCTTTCCAGGTCAGATCCATGTCACGCAGCAACTCTTTGAAGTGGTCGCCAGTCCAACCCGTTTCTTTGCAGATACGGGTAAGATTATCGCGACCGGCATCCGTGAGAGGGGCTTCGGGACGGGTATCCGTGAGCGCAGGTTTAGGGGCAGGCTTGGGCGCTGGCTTTGGCGCAGCAGGAGCAGGGACTTTGTACTGCTGTTTTTTGACATCACCCAAGCTATAGAGAAATCTACCGACACCCCAACGCACAGCGGCCCGCTTAAATGCGTCGCTCGCTTCGCCTTTTTCGGCATCAATATTACTTTCATCTCCGGCATCCCACTTCCAAACCCAACCGGATTCGGTGAAGATCCCCACGCCGCAATAAACGACGTTCTTAACTTGGCGATAGTCGCATTGCCAGTTTTCAGGGCCACAGACTTCATCGAGCAAGTCCATGGCTTGGCGTGCGTCAATATACGCCAGGATTGATCCCTTTGGTCCTTTGCGCACCTTATAGGGCATTTCTTGCTTTAACCCTTGTAGTTCTGTGCGTGTTACTGCCATTTGTACCCCTCCAATGCCAGCATATTCTTGAGCTGAATGACCAATTTCATACGCTCAAAAGCCAAGCCAGGGGGCAACATATTACCGCCAGGTGTGGCCATCCAGGGCAAATTGAGCTGCTGCTGAATCTGGGCCAGCTTAAGCAATGAGATGAGAATCAGAATCAGGATGACGATATCAGACATGAGAAACCTCCTCAAAGGGTAATTGAATATCTGAAATAGTTTTGATTGATGGGGGTGCGGACAATGGCTTCAGCGGTGGCTGAACCAAGCGCACGACAGTAATTTGCCTGCGAGGCTTGTCTGAAAGTGAGATCATCAGTGCCAATGCAGACATGGCAAAGATGAGGATGATATATGCATCAGTTGACATGAAGCTCCTCCTCGGTAGCTGGCTGGGGGTGAGCAGACAACCATTCTTCAATCCACTCCTTTGTGATTGCGGCAACTGGGTTGTTTTCAGGTGTAGCACCCTTATTAATCGCGAGAAACCAGCATTCAGCAGGACTATCGCTATCAATTCTGATTCCCAAAGCATCTAATTCAACACCTCTGATTTTCGCAATAGAGCCGACTAAGCAGGCACACTCACCCTCGTATACGCGGCCTTCAATTTTCCCCGCATTGAGCAAATCAAGAAGGCCCTGAACTTCGGCGGGGGCTGAATTTAAGATATTTTTTATATCTTCTTTAATGGGTTGCAAGTAGGCCGCTGCGAGGCTTGCCCCTTCGAGGTTTGCCCCGACGAGGCTTGCCCGGACGAGGTTTGCCCCGACGAGGTTTGCCCCTTCGAGGCTTGCCCGGACGAGGCTTGCCCCTTCGAGGCTTGCCCCTTCGAGGTTTGCCCGGATGAGGCTTGCCCCGTCGAGGCTTGCCCCGTCGAGGCTTGCCCCGTCGAGGCTTGCCCGGACGAGGTTTGCCCCGACGAGGTTTGCCCCTTCGAGGTTTGCCCCGTCGAGTCTTGCCCCGTCGAGGATTGCCCCTTCGAGGCTTGCCCCTTCGAGGTTTGCCCGGATGAGTCTTGCCCCGTCGAGGCTTGCCCGGATGAGTCTTGCCCCGTCGAGGTTTGCCCGGACGAGGCTTGCCCCGTCGAGGCTTGCCCCTTCGAGGTTTGCCCCGACGAGGCTTGCCCCTTCGAGGCTTGCCCCGTCGAGGCTTGCTCTTACACCTCCTACGTCACCATTCAGCCACTTTTTATGCAGCTCCAGGATTTCTTCGAGTTCTTCGAGCGTGGGTTTAAACATGTGATTCCTCCAATTGGTTTTTTTTAATGAAATCTGTGTGGGCACATTCGCCATAACGGTCGAACTCTCTGCACAGGCAGTACCGGCCATCGTCGGCCTTTGCTCCGCCGGTGAGGGCGGTCTTGTACTGTTGGACACTGTCAATCATCCAGTCTGGGTAAACTTTGGCCGCAGGGGCCGTGCTAGTTTGGGGCATTTTGATTCCTTTCAATTCATGTTCTTGTATCAATATATTGACACACCTAATTTATTTTGTCAATCAATATATTGATAATTAATTTACCATTATTGCTTGACATAGATCATAAAAATGAGTCAATATATTGATATGTTATCTACACTTGTCACATCTGAACCAATAAAAACTGTGTATGCTGAAGACATGGATTTACGTGTCTATTCAGCTAAAGGCCTCAAGGTCACACGAGAAGAAAAGCACCTCTCACAAAAGGCTCTTGCCGAGAAATCAGAGGTGAGCGTCAGCATGATTGCAAAGCTGGAGCAAGATATTACCAGCCCAACCGCTGAAGTCTTGCAAAAGCTTGGACGCGCTCTCGATGTGTTCTTTGTCATTGCCTGGGGCAGTATTGATGATGAAACGTCAATATTGTTCAAAGGCAAACAATAAGCGTTTTGAGGTTTGGGACAATTTAGATAACCGCGCCCGCGAGGGCCGGTGAACCTTGACAACTGAATAGGGGACTGGGCGCGCCTTTCTTGAGGTTCTTGAGATTTTTCCTGATATTGAGCCAGAGATAGAAACGGAGGGATTACCACCTTTGATTACTCAATTGCTTACCGAAGCATTAAAGTGCTTTGGCGCTGGTTGTTACAGAGCTTCGGCCATTATGATTCGCCGAACGCTCGAAGAGATTTGCGCAGAGGTCGGAGCTGAAGGTCGCGATCTGCACCACAAGATTCTTGATTTACCTAACAAAACCTCTGTCCACCAGCGTTTTGTTGATGCCATGATGCAGCTCAAATATCTGGGCAATGATGCGGCTCATGTTGAACTGAAAACCTTTGACCAAATTGGCCGAGAGGAAGTAGACTTGGGCTTGGAAATGATTCAGGAGATTATTCGCTCCTGGTTTAAAATCCTTCACCTCGAAGGTAAACTCAAGGCCTTACACAAAGCACCTTAGATTCCCCCCTATTCAGTTGTCAGGGCTCATTGGCCTTCGGGCCGGTGAACCTTGAAAATTAGCGCGGGATGAATGGGGCATAGTAGTCCCGCGTGGCCCCTTGGGGGGTTGGTTTTTCTGATTGTCTGTTTTATGGCAAAACATTGGAAGCAGAGGAGGGAACATGCTTGCTTTAATTTCTGTTATAGCTACTTTGACCGCTATTTTCGCCTTGATTAAGTACAGTGACAGGGAGTCTGCTCGGCTCGTAAAGGAATCACAAGAAGAGATTCTTGCGAATATCAATGATTCTTATTTTTCGGATTCCGCGCACGCTCTGCGTCAAAGGCGTCAAGAGCTGGCATTCGGTGATAATCACTCACAAGAGACTGCATCAAAGCAAGGGCCGTCTTTCGTACTTCTTTTCCTTCATCCGTATGGGCAGGCCTCTCAAGCGATTGTTCAGCCCAAAGAGCCAATAGTTTCTCCACTGCTTTACGATGCTGATCGTGAAGCTCAAGGGAACGAGGGCTAAACCAGGGGATATGTTCGGCCAAGTTGTAAAGCTCGGCCCGATAATCAATAAAGCGGGCTTCATCTTCAGTCGGGTTTCTACGGGAAACACCACTTTCAGTAGATGTTTCAGAAGCAAAAAGGCTTGATACTTGTTTTAACGCGGTATCGTAAGCTTTTAACCTTCTATCGGCAATCTCTTTGGCATAAATAATTTGGCGAGCATCAGGCACTTTGTTCTGAGCAAAGCGAGCAATGCTGTAGGCAATCCAAAGGTTGATCGCTAAAAAGCATGAAGCCAAGAAAAAGTATAATTCCACACCTACACCTCTATTCAGTTATCAGGGCTTACTGGCCTCCATCGTAGCATGTGGCCTGCCACCGTGAAACACGGAGGGCAGTGAACATTGACAATCAGCAGGCAATGAATGGGGCATAGTAGTCCCGCGTGGCCCCTTGGGGGGTGTATGTTGATAATCCCCTGTGAATCAGCTAGAATGGGTGTTACAGCAAACCGGATTGGGGCGTAAAATGGATTGGCTGCAACTTCGCATCGACGATATGAAGCCTGGGGATTTAGATATCCCAGACCTGCTTGAGATGATCGAGCAGGCATATGCTCTTTTGTACCCCAATAAAAGTGCGAAGCGGCAAAAGGTCAGCCTGGACATCAAAGATTGCTGTGTTTTGCTGGATCTCAAAACCGATGATTCAGCAGCAGTTAAAAACATGCAAGATACCCTGAATGCGGTCAACACCAGTCGGAATCTGGATATTGTTCCGGCCCGTTTCAAAAATGCGCTCTTGAAACTCAAAGAAAAAACAGCGGATTTGCATCGGCCATTGCTGATCAACACTTCTCAGGGACACCCAGAGAAGCCCTTTTTCTTGGATAAAAACACATTGCTTCAGCCTGAAAACAATTTCTGGTTCAAAACCAGGGTCTACCTTTATGGTATTGTCTATGCCGCTGGTGGCAAAGACCCAAATATCCATTTAGAAACCCGAAACAAGGGTAAAGTGATTGTATCGGTCTCTTACAAGGTGCTTGCATCAGTTAAGACCAATTTGCTCTATAAAAAAATAGGTCTTGTTGCTTCCGTAGAGCAGCATCTACATACCGGAGAAGTAAGGAACGCCAAGTTTATCGAGTTTTTACCTTACAATCTCGATAAGTCTGAAACAATCCCGCCTGAAACAGATGCCTTTGATCAGGTTGTAGACCCTGTTGAATGGGTTCGCTCTCTTCGGGGGGCTGTGTGAGTAAATCGCCTCAAAAACCAGAGTACACGGTCTTTTTTGACACCAACTTTTTAATCTACTTGGCCAAGCCTTCTGCGCCAGAATACCCTTCAGCCCTCAAGTATTACCAGTGGCTCAAAGAAAACAACGTCCCCATGCTCACTTCAGTCGTTTGTGTGGCTGAATTTGCCGTCAAAGGGAACCCCGATGTTATTCCGAGAGACATTGAGGTTTTGGCTTTGGAGATTCACCATGCTAAAACGGCGGGCAAATTAGCCTCGATTTACTATCAGCGCAGCAAGAAAGACAAAGCCTGTATTGCTGATGATCTGAAGATTGTCGCTCAGGCACAGCTTGAAAAGGCCACCCACCTACTGTCTCACGATAGGGACATGATGAAAATTTGTGAGCACTTGAAATCAGAAGGAATCGACCTTCCTTTTTCGCTCACAGATCCAATCACAATCCCTGCTGAGAGCTGCTTTGGCTTCTTAGAAATTTAAGCCTCACGGCCTCCCCCTGGTTACTATTCCCTTCACCAGGGGGCTATTCAATTTTCAAGGTTCACAAAACACCTGGCTTTTAGGCCAAGCTCTCCAAGCGATAAATCTCTCTGGCCATAGTGCGCACAGCTAAAAATAGGCGCAGGCCGTTGAGCCCGTAGTGTTTTTCAATCTGCTGCTCGATGGTTTCAAAAGCCGGCGTTTTTCCAAAGCGAAGACGAAGCGCAACCAAAGTATCAAAGCGCCAAGTGGGAGACAGAAGGTTGGGCATCTGCTGATGGGTGTGCAATTGGTACTCGATATTGGCTAAATCCGCTTGATACTTGAGTTCACGCAATGTAGAGGGCGCTGTCTTGGCCATGCACTTCACAGGTTTGAATCCTTTTAAAAACATAGGTGTATTCCTTTCTTGTAAATTTTCATTAAGCGATTCTTCGCATTTTTGAGCACTTAAGCGGCTCAGGGGTTGATTTTTTTTAATGGGTTTGGTATGCGTAATGTATGCAGCCGAATACCAAGCCTCAAAACTATTTAGCGAACTGCCT